CGGCAACCGGCCAACCTACGAAGCAGCCCGCACAGAGGAAGCCAGCCACGCGGATTTAGCCTGGGCAACCATGCACGCACTTTATAACGAACCACTGGCAGGAGCTTCCGCCAGTACCAGCAACATCGTGGAGATTTTTTAATGGCTAACCGCAAAAACCGCAGCAAGGCACCGCGCGGCCAGACCGCCACCGATACGGCCAACATGGTCAGCAATGCACATGCGGAGGCGTTTACGTTTGGCGATCCGATCCCCGTTATGGACCGCCGGGAATTATTTGATTACCTGGAGTGCGTGCAGGTGGACCGCTGGTACGAACCACCGATCAGCATGGATGGCCTGGCGCGAACTTACCGCGCCGCCGTACATCACTCCAGCGCCATACAGGTAAAACGCAATATTCTTACCAGTACCTTCATCCCTCACCGCTGGCTGTCTAAACAAGCCTTTTCCCGGTTCGCCCAGGACTTTCTGGTATTTGGTAACGCGTATCTTGAAAAACGCTTGAACCGGTTAGGCCAGATCTTGGAGCTGCGCGCCTCGCTTGCCAAATACACTCGCCGCGGCATTGACCAGGACACCTACTGGTTTGCACAGTATGGTCACAACTCACAGCCCTATCAGTTCGATGAGGGAAGCGTGTTTCATCTGATGGAACCTGACGTTAACCAGGAGCTATACGGAATGCCGGAATACCTCTCTGCCATTCCTTCCGCCCTGCTGAATGAATCGGCCACGCTATTTCGCCGTAAATATTATCTCAACGGTAGCCATGCTGGTTTCATCATGTACATGAGCGACCCCGCCGCCGATCAGAAAGACGTGGACAACATACGCGAAGCACTTAAAAAATCGAAAGGGCCGGGCAACTTCCGCAACCTGTTTATGTACAGCCCGAACGGCAAGAAAGACGGCATTCAGATCATCCCGCTGTCAGAAGTCGCAGCGAAAGATGAGTTTCTTAACATCAAGAATGTGAGCCGTGATGACATGCTGGCAGCTCACCGCGTGCCGCCGCAGCTGATGGGGATTATTCCAACGAATACAGGCGGGTTTGGCGATGTGGAAAAAGCGGCGCGCGTTTTCGTTCGCAACGAACTTACCCCCCTGCAGGGCCGCATCAAAGAAGTTAACGAGTGGCTGGGTGATGAGGTGATACGCTTTGACCCCTACCTGACCGATGAAGACTGACGCGCAGCTGGTCAACCTTTGATAACAACCGCCCTTCTCCGGGCGTTTTTTTATTCCCTTACACACACTCACACCACCAGAGCGCCTCAGCGCCTCGCTGCGCGCTCTTGCCCTTCACTCACATGACGCCTCACGATTAAACGCAGCGCCTCACCACGGCGCAGGCGCGCACGACCAGCCCCAAAAAATGACCATGCCCGCCCGACATTGAGGCGCCAAAACCACGATTAACCCCAAAACCGCGCGCTCGTAGCCCCGCCACGCCTGCCCGCTTTACGTAGTGGTTTTCATGCACCTGCATGATATAAGCAAAAGCCCGCCAGAACTGGCGGGCTTAGACATAAACGATCCTCAAACGATCATGCGTTTTCATGCAGCATGATCATGCACTCTTATGCGTTCTTGTCCTTTGTCTCTTCTGGCTCAGAGCAATCATCAAAAGACAGGTAGGTCCCAGTATCAAAAAGGGAAACAGCTTCTACCTGATCCATAGGAATCACGTGCCTGAAATGCTGCAAATTCAATCCCTCTGAATCCGCAGTAATGCCTTTCGCCAAGTACAGCTCGTAGTATCTATGCTGCTCATGGTAGCGAAGAGTATCTTTATCACGATAGCCACTGATGTACGGAATTATCGCCAAATGTTGGGTATGGCTGTGTTCAATACGTGGAGCCGCGACATAACCGATATATACCTTTCGTGATTTAAGCGTAACGAAGATCAGCATATCTTCATCAATAGCCTGTACAAGAAGAGATTCGACACCATCCATTGAAGCCATTTCTCTATATGCGGCTTGTCTTACCTCTTCTTTCTCGAGTGACTTCCTTGCATTCTGACCTGCGGCATAGGCCAGTAAGCATGACATCCCCATGGAGAAAGCAAACAACAATGGGTAATTCATGACCTCTTTGACTGTAAGCCATGAGTAAATGTCTTTCATGCCGTATGTCGGCCAAATTAGGTGAGGCAACGAGATAATTAAGCTGAACAGCCAAAGAATGATGTAGAGCGCGAAAATGACGGCGAAACCTTGAACAACAAACTTACAACCGTGCATAGCGACATAAAAGTAAGAGGTCCAACCGTTGGTTCTGGCGTGACGTATGCGGGATTGATAGTGATTTTCTGTGTACCAAAACCCGCATACGAGAACAACCATTATGACAAGTGGTCCCATCGTCCATCCTTAACGTTTAGCTGCCAATTCCTTCATTCTGGCTTGCATGGAATCACGAACTTCTTTGTTGTTCATGTTGAGAACAGCATTCCCATTAGCATCAGTAGTAATTTTGCTATTGTTGGACTGCTCAATGTCCTGGCGGATAACATTCTGCATCCAACGCCCTGGTGCTGTGGCAAGCTTTCCAAAAATCTTAGTCATACGACCTCCTCGCTGTGCCTGCATACTTGTGGCATTGCTACTCATTCTTATTGTTATGACCTTAGTGTAGAACAGTGCCGGGTCGCGAACATCTTGTGGGATCGTTTATTTATCCCATTTTCACTACTACGACAAGAAAAACTGAACATAATTCAATCTCCCCGTATCCAAAAGCTACATATAGTGTGTCAAAGCTGAACCAACAACTACAGCCTAACGCCTCACTCAGTTCGTTGTTAAACCTTGCTGACGTCAGAAGCAAGTTCTTACGCCAGCAACGTTCCTTATTGCAGCCAGCTATCATCATCCCAGGCCTGCTGCATGATCTCCACCACTCGTTTTTTGTCTTCGTCCAGTTTCAAACCGCTAAGTTCTATACCATTGGCGCTTCCCTTACGTATGCGGATCACTGTTTTGGGGTAAAGAGGGCGCAGATTGCGGTAAAGCTCTGACTCAAGACCTTCCAGTGTTGCCTGGTTAATCTTCTGCTCTTTATCGATCATTATTTCAATGCGCATAGAGACCCCCTTAACTGGTGACGTCCATCGTTTGGCTGTATTCATGGTTGCGAATTTTCGCCATCAGCTCGTCCGTCAGTTCCGACACCCACTGGATCGCAAGGCGTTTCTCTTCTTCGCTACACTCACTAGCCGCTACAAGCTTGATAAAGAAATCAATACGCTGGAGTTTCAACGACTCCAAAAGATAGTCCTGCATTTTCCCTCCTATCCTCACTACGGGATAAACCAGCCAGCATCCCCAGGAAGAGATGCAATAACTGTATACATATCCACTGTTTATATATACAGTATAGGAGGATTTCGGGGTTGTAAAATATTTTTTATCAATCAATCAGATGAGTCTGTTTGCTGAGGTTAATCATTAACTTCACTCACCGCCAGACCTGACCATGTTGATCATGGGCTATTCCCGCGCTGAAAATGCACGCTTCATTCGGTTCAGAAGGTCATCCGCCTGCTGTTTAATCTCCACAATCTGGGACGGCAGACGCTGAACACCTGCCCCAATACGGTTTCGGACAGTAAGGCACCCTTCATCAATCGTTAACACCAGATCGCCAAAGGCAAACACCGCGCCAGAAATCAACGAACGGATCATTCCGGCACTGGCATCCACACCACGCAGGGCCAGCAGCTCACTAATTTGCTTTTCCTGCTCCGTCATCGGGCTGGTTTTTGGCCTAACTTTTACGCGCTTGTTAGTTGCCTTTGCAGCTTCGCTCAGCCGCTGCGCCACCACCCGTTTTTCTTTCCGGGATAAAGAGCCCATATCCGCCCAGCTTGCACACTCATTCATGACCGTGCCGCCAGGATCGGCGCGTTTTTTAACCTCCCGCGGCTCCCGCGTACAGTTATTGACAGAACTCCGAGGGGCGGCGGGGCCGCCTGAAAAATCAAGGTCAAAACCTGAAACGCCGTCGGCCTGACGTTTCGGCACAATTTTGTATTTGGTAGTGCGCGTATGAATCAGCGATTCTGGACCACGGATCGGGGAGTAAACGCCGGAAATTTTGGAGACGTCATCCCCGTAAAGGTTGCCGTTTTCGGTGACTTCATAGCTGAGGCGCACGCGCAGGAGATCACGGGGAACCAGCGGGCCACCCTGTGCACTCACGTACAAATCCCAAGCACTGCTGTCGGCGGCCTGACGCACTGGCTCAATTTCGGGGTGCAGGACCAGCTCACGATCACCGAGGCGACGTAATTCACGCCACACAGTTACCGGTGCGCCGCCTATTTGCTGGAACTGACGGATCGCCCAGCGAGACGCCCAGGCACTTACGCGGCGGGCCATTTCTTTCAGAGGCTTGCCGGTTTCATCATCCAGATCGTCATCAAGCTGATAGCCATCAATATTTTTTGAAATGTATTTGGCGATATAGCCCGTTGCGCTGCCCTTCTCTTTCTCGATGGGTTTCATTTCGAAACGGTTTTCAGCGGCACCAGGCTCATTCCCATCCTCACGCATGGCGTGCTTGCGAAAGATTGCCGTTGCCGGTTCGATATGCTCCGGGCGCATGAAAAGCAGGAGGTGCCAGTGCGGGGTTTCGTCGTGGTGAGGCTCAACAACGCGAAAGCCAAACACGCGAATACCGTTGCGCAGCCAGGCCGCACGCGTGCGCGCCCATACTTTGCAAAGATATTTCTGCGTTTCACGCGGTGACGCACCGCTGTATTTGTTGTTCCGGCGCCCGTCGTACTGCATTGAGTGATATTTGGATGGAGCGGTAAGCGTGAAGAACGCCCCGGCCAGCCCGGCCTCATTCGCTAAATCTTCGAAACCACGCATGCGCGCCATCAGCTCACGACGACGGTTAGCTGGGTTGGCAACGCTGCCGGCCACTTTATCAATCAGCGATACACGTTCTCCGGTGTCCTCATCTTCCAGCTCCATCGCTTTCAGAAATTCGCGGTTGGCTTTCTTTTGAGCCGTCCACTCCTGCAGGCATGGATCACTGCAGTACGGTGCAGATTTCTTGTGTACGTATCCAGCCGCAACCATCAGATGTTCACGCCAGCGAGCGTGCATACGACGCAGACGATTAAGCCACCACTGCGGAGATTGCAGGCGGGCCACTGCTTTCAGTGCGTCTTCCGCCTCCAGCTCTTCTTTGCAGTAGGCCGTCCAGCACGGGACCGGTGTTTTGAGGTGATTGGCAAGAAACCCCATGCGGCCATAACCTGACAGGGTGGCGAAATGGGGATCGGACGTGCGGGCCATCTGGAAATCAAACTCGCGGTTAAACTCGCTACCCAACAGATCAGCAAGGTTATGCGCCAGCCGTTTCAGCTCTTTTTTTCCAGCCCAAAGCAGGCGCCAGAATTGTTCACGCAGAGGCAACAAAGCCGCAGGCATCACCCCCTGCGGCAGATATTGCTCATTGACCTGATCTATGCGACTCAGAACGAATCGTTCAAAGGTATTGATAAGCCAGGCATCAGCCGCTTGTTTGCCTTTACGGTCTACCTGTTCAAGTTTTTGAGCATACATACGACGGACAAAATGAGGCAGCGAAGCCAGGCGACGACGAACCGCCCGGCCCCGGTCTGGTGCTTCATCCGTTTCTGCCAGTTCGGCAATCGACAAACGCTTGCGATTGCCGTCCGGCGTCAGATACATGATCCCCGGCGCCGCATCGGCTTGCTTAAAACCACCGATTGCAGGGCGCGGGGAATTCCATGCGTAGGGGAAAACGGTGTCAGACATTCTGACACCCCATAATGTAAGCACGAATAAACGCCGTTGCCCTCACGCCTGCACCTCATACTTCACGCTGCAGTCAGGTCCGGTTGCAGGATCAAATCCAAGCCAGTGACACGATTTTGAGGTAGCAATGATTTCCACGGCAGACTTACCGTCACCAGCCGCAACGCCCATACTGCGGTTTGCGGTAAGGCGGTGATGGGTGAAATTCCGATAAAGGGAGCGAGTAAGTGAGGTGTCACTGTTTGAAACTATGACCGGATGGCCTTCTGACGCGCGGCGCTCAAGAATAGACGCCAGGCGATACTGATCGTCCTCTGTAAAACCGGCAGTGTGGTAATTACTAAAAGTCCCGTCATAAGGAGGGTCGCAATAAATCACATCGCCCGTCTGCAACAAAGACAACGTTTCTTCGTAGTTAGCGCAAACAAAGGTGGCTCGCTTCGCTTTCTCAGCAAATGCGCGGATTTCACTCTCAGGAAAATACGGCTTTTTATAATTACCGAAAGGGACGTTGAATACACCGCTTAGGTTGTAGCGGCATAACCCACGATAACAATGGCGGTTTAGATAAAGAAAATATACAGCACGGTGCAGTCGGTCTAATTGCGGATCGTGGTTAAACGCTTCACGCACACGATAATAATTTTCAGCGACAATAAAACTTTCAAAAACCGCCTTAGCAAGATTAATAAAGTTTTCTGTATCTTCTGCAATAGAACGATACAGATTAATTAAATCTGGATTGATATCTGCGACAAGATAATGAGGATAGTCTGTTGCCATCATCACAGCGCAGGAACCCGCGAAAGGTTCAACCAATCGCGGGCCAGCTGGGAGGTGTTTTTTCAGTTCGGACATAATGGCGGTTTTGTTCCCCGCCCATTTTAGGATAGTGCTCATTTGAGACTCCCTGTGAATAAGTGAACCAGCGCCTCTACGGTTGTGAACGGGCGAATTGAAAGCATCACCCAACTACCCGGAATCCAGTTTCCCGGCATAGGAAGAACATCATTTATTGGCAGAATATGGGTAATAACTGCGGAGCATTCTCTGCCGGTATATTTGCCGTCGTGGTCCCATTCGCATAAAGAAAGAAGGTCACCGACTTTATAGCCCCGATCATCCTTCCTAAGCTCTGCACGTTTTTCGCCTGCAACAACGGCATTGAAATAAGCCGGGGCGATTTTTACCTGGTGAACGCGCGTAGTCATAACGCACCTCCGTTGTAGTGTTTGCTTTTTAACTCTGCGATTTCCTGACAGGTCACACAGCACTGCACGCCCGGAATAGCGCGGCGGCGAGCTGGCGGGATCGGAGCATCACACTCCGCACAGAGAACACGGGAAACGCCCGGCACTTTGGCGCGGGCATTGTTGATATGGCGCTCACGATCTTCCTGTTCGCGCAGCTGGGCGAGGTCCATTGAATCAGCCATTAATGCAGCTCCTGCGCTTCGTTCTGGATGCGTACCGCTTCAACTCGAAGCAGTTCGGCCGCCTCGATATGGCTCAACTGACGGGAAACGATGCGCACGGCCAGACTATCCAGACGAGCCGCCATTGCATCAGCGCGGCAACGACGCTCATCCAGGCGCGTTTCATTTAACAAAGCGAACAGGCCAGCATCGTCTGGGCCTGTTTTCGTTGAGTGGGTTTTAGTATTTTTCATATTCATTTCCTCAGAATTCGGGCAAAAAAAATGCCCGGCGGGTTTACGCCATAAAAAACGGGTTAATTAATTAGATATAACCAGAAACAGGGACGGGCTTACTTTTAATCTGGTTGATAATTTCAGCCTGCAAACCTTCTTTAAATTCTTTGCAGCATTCCCATTCAGGATCGACACGCAAAACAGCACCATCACGGGTTTTAATTTCAAAACCATCCGCCATATTTGGGATGATCACGCCCAGAATAATTCTCAATTCATTGCGAGACATGTTTCACTCCTTTAATAATCAAGCGAACAATGCGAATAATTAAAAAGGCTGACGGCTTAGCCGTTTTAGATGTCAGCCCGTTTAATAATTCGGACTGATCACGGCACGGGTGCCATCGCTTACCGGTTTCCCCAATTATCCATCCATGACCGTAGTGCATTGCCGGGCTTTGCTTTACCAGCAGCGAAGCGAATGAAGGTTCTTTATTCAGCATAAGCACCTCAGATCAGACCAAATGAAGCGCTGAGGCCCGTCACTGTATCAACAGCACTTGCCATTGCTGGGTTGTACTGTAGGCGCGCGTGCAGGGAAACAGCTGTAAGTGCCATCAAACGAGTAACAGAATTGATGCTTTCGATAACCTGGCGGCGTTCCGTTGTTGTCTGGTGTTCACCAGAAACAGCGCTTGCTGCAACGCGACCGATCTCTGCTGTAGCATTCAAAACGTAATGAGGCATTTTCTCGCTGGCTACTTCGTTCAGCGGCACACATGGCAGGCAATGGATTTGAGCCAGGAACCCATCAACCAGCGTGGAGTCCTCTGTGATATCCGTCAGCAGCCAAATATCCGGCGCCGTGAGTTGATGCGGTTGCTCCGGGTTTAGTTTGTTGCGCAGAGTCTGAACGTTCATGCCTGCGCGGTCCGCCAGCTTCGCCATGTTGTGGCGCAGTGCGAAAGCGCGGCAGGCCTCATCAAAGTGTGGATGTTTGGAAATCTTATAATCAAACATGTGAGCCTCTTAGAAAGTTCTCATAATTGAACTTACTGACCAACAACAACGCGGAAGTTGGAATGACCAAGGGACTCACGAACCTGATCGGTTTTGTACATCAAGTAACGAAGACATACGCGTCCCTTATTTTTCTCCTTTTTGACCATGTATTTAGCCAGTTGGCCATGATGGATTTTTTGATAAACAGAACCGCGAGAAATGCCTTCCCATTCCGCGAACTCTGCAGGTGTAGCCATCTCTTTTGGTACTCGAATTGAAATATCTGTACTCATAGTGCAGTATCCTTAGGTTTAAGTTAGTTTTATCTCGTTTTAGCTCACTTTTCGGGATTCCCTTTGCGGGATAACCGCGATACTACGATCACTTTAAGTGATCGTCAATGGAGTATTTGATGATCAACATTCAGGCAGGTCCCAATACGGGAGGCAGAGAGGCGATCGAAAGATTGCTTAAGGCATATGGATTCAGCACCAAACAAGCACTAGCTGACCATTTAAAAATTTCAAAAAGCACTATGGCAAACAGAAACTTACGAGATAGTTTCCCTGCTGAGTGGGTCATCCAGTGTGCACTTGAAACAGGGGTTTCGCTGCTATGGCTAGCCACAGGCCAGGGTGAAATGTTCACTTCAGAAGACCGAGAAAAAATTCCCGTAAACGAGTCAAACGTCACGCTTCGACCACTTTCAAAAATCGTTGCCCCCAGCATTAAGCAAGCAGAATTGAAGAATGGAGAGCTGAATAACGAAGGGGAAGTCTTGCTTGATAGCAGCTTACTGGACAGTGAGCCCGGCAATTCATTGTTTATAAAAACGTCTACTGACTGCTTTGTAGTGGATATATCTGTCAAACAGGTTAGCAATGGTTACTGGCTTGTCGATATTGATGGGGTGAAAAGCATCGTCAAGATTGCCCGAATACCAGGCAACAGAATTGTTGTTCACCAGGACGACTCATCCTTTGAGTGTTCTGTTGATGATGTGGAAGTTGTCGGGCGAGCCATTAAAGTAATCAAGAGTATTTAGCCATGACCATCAGGAAACAGCCGAACGGAAAATGGTTGTGTGAGTGCTACCCTAACGGGCGGGACGGCAAGCGCGTGCGCAAGCAATTTGCGACGAAAGGCGAAGCCGTAGCATTCGAAAACTTCACCATGGATGAAGTGAACAAAAAGCCCTGGCTGGGTGAAAAGGATGATCGGCGGCGTTTGTCAGAATTGATTGAGCAGTGGTACTCCCTTTACGGCCGGACGCTCGCAGACCCCAAACGGCTTATGGCGAAACTGAACATTATCTGCAATGGGTTGGGAGATCCCGTTGCATCTGAGTTAACCGCTGGTGACTTTACGAGATATCGTGAAGCACGATTAAAAGGTGAAGTGCGTAACGAAGACGGCGCGCTAATGTCCCCAGTAAAGCCACGCACGGTAAACCTGGAACAGCGTAACTTATCATCCGTTTTTGGCACCCTGAAAAAGCTGGGCCACTGGTCAGCGCCTAATCCGCTTGCCGGGCTACCAACATTCAAAATCGCAGAGGGGGAACTGGCGTTCCTGGCCACGGACGAAATTAAACGCCTGCTTGATGCTTGCGCAGACTCCCAAAGTCCTAGTCTGTTGATGATCGCCAAAGTATGCCTGGCTACCGGCGCTCGATGGAGTGAAGCCGAAAACCTTCAGGGACATCAATTATCAAAATACCGAATCACTTACACCAAAACCAAAGGTAAGAAAAACCGAACCGTCCCGATATCGCAGGATTTATATGACGAACTCCCTAAAAACAGAGGGAGGTTATTCACGCCATGCAGAAAAGCTTTTGAACGCGCAGTAACGCGGGCTGGTATTGAGCTACCGGAAGGCCAATGCACCCACGTACTACGCCATACATTCGCCAGCCATTTTATGATGAACGGTGGAAATATCCTCGTTTTGAGGGATATCCTTGGTCACTCAGATATAAAAATGACCATGGTCTATGCTCATTTTGCACCTGAGCACTTAGAAGATGCCGTTACTAAAAACCCGCTCAATGCATTGTTTAGGAAATAAAAAATGACTCTTCATCAAATTTTATCTAAAGAACTGAGGGATCTATTTGTTTATATTTTAAGGCGTTCAACTTTTCGCCCTCCCATTAAAATAAATGGTGATATTGTTTCTGACTTTTCAAACCGATGCGAACAGTTCAAAGAGTGCCTAAATGATTACATTGATGATAACAATAATGCTGCATCAGAAAGAGTCAAATCAAGAATAAAAACAATCGAAAGATTACAAAATGGGCTTACTGAATCTCTTAAAGCATTTTTATCTGGTAATATAAAGGATGCCTATGACATTTTTGATGAAGTATTATCATATCCGACCGTCTACAGACATTTGAGAAGAATATCCATTCCGCTAAAAGAAATTTGCAATGAACATAAACCATTATTCCGAGTAAGAAAATCCGAAAGGCCAGTCGTAACAAGAAAGGAAATTTTTCATATCCCTTTCACACACAGACACCTTGTTAATGCTCAACGTTATTCCGTTGCAGGCTTGCCATGTCTTTATTTAGGTTCCTCCCTCTATATATGCTGGCAGGAAATGGATAAGCCCGACTTTGATAAATTATATCTTTCATCATTCATATCTTGGGATGATGAATCCTATATTTTAAATTTAGCAGCTGATTTCCTTTACAGTAGAACAGCCAGAGGGTTTTATGGTGACATTAGCAACACAGATAATCTTGTTAAAATTTCATATTTAACTTTATGGCCTTTAATTATTGCATGTAATTATTTAAAGCAAAATGAGAATTCTTCATTTAATCAGGAATATATCATTCCAAATCTGTTGATGCAGTGGATAAGTCGACTTGAGGACAGGGCCATTGTCGGCATAGCATATCGCTCTACTAAAGTTAAAAAAACAACAAATACACATCTGGCTACTAATGTAGTTTTACCCCCGAAAGTTAGTTACGAAGACACTATCACTAAGCCATATTGTCAGAAATTACTATCAATGTTTGAGTTTACTCAGCCTGTTTCATGGCAGGTTTTAAAAACATTAGATTATAAAGTTGATAATGAATTAAATGAAGAACAAGAAAAAGCAATAAAATTACTAAAACGCAAAGAAAGGTTGAGTGGTATAAATGATTTAAATGAAGACCTCATAAGTCTTTATCCTTTAACAGACTTCTACAAACTAGAGCAAAGCATGGATCGACTTCTGCAGTACGATGTACTTGAGGTAAAAGTTGGCGGCACTTTGGCGGCAGAGCACTAAAAACGCATAAAACGGATGAATACAGAATAACACTAACGTGCTGTTTTTAAACGCAACATTATGTTTTTACTACACTAAAGATAGGATGTAGAAATTTCGGACGCGGGTTCAACTCCCGCCAGCTCCACCAAAATTCTCCATCGGTGATTACCAGAGTCATCCGATGAAGTCCTGAAAGCCCGCATGGCACAAGCCCTGCGGGTTTTTTTGTGCCTTGAATTTGTCCAGCGAAGT